GACGCTGGCCTAAGTACCAGCGAGTCGCGTTGACCAGAATGACGGCGGCCTTCGTCGTCGTCACGCCGTCATAAACGCCAGTCGCGTTTAGGTCTTCCCTAAAGTGACCGGAGTTTACTATTGGAATGCCTTGGTACGCTGCGAGCGCACCCTGGAGGACAACGGCCTGGGGACCGAAGACATCGAGGGTCTTCACGCTTGGTAGCGCGAGCATCTGAGTATAGCCAACGGGACCAAGGACCCAGAGGAGTTCCTTGGGATTCGATCCGAACTTACCCATGCGGGCGCGGAGCGTCGAGAGGAGCGCCTCTGTGATCACGCCAGCGAAGTCGAGAGTCGAGCCGTTCGCGGAGTTCGCTAGGGCTTGACGACGCCATCCCTTCCAGATCTTCTCGGCGACGTCGGCCGCTAGGGCTTGAGTGTCCGAGTCGATATGAGTTCCGTCGTCGTCGCCGCTTATGATCGCCGACTCGGCCGCGCGGGCTTGAGCCATGATCACTTCGTCGCGAGCGGCGGCCAGGAAGTCCGGCGCGGAGTCTTCTGATAACTCCTCTGGTAGTTCATAATACTCGGCGAGTTTAGTCGCCGACAGACTGATCTTGTCAGTCCCGAAGTTCGACCCGGTCATCGCGACGCCTTCGGACGCTTTACGCGCCTTCGTGACGTTTTTGAGGACAGGCATATCGAACGGGTTCGATGGCATGTTGACTTGGCGAACGCGTTTCTCGATGACTTTTTCCAGTTCATATTCTGGAATGTAAGAAGTCGAGATCGCGGTCGGGACCCATTCGTCACCAGCGGAGGCGACGGTCGAGCCGAAGGCCTTCAGGTACGGGACGAGAACGTCGCGGCCGTAAGGATTCGTCAAGATACCCTTGACGCGGGAGACAGTGTCTTCCGTTTCCTTCTTACCGATCCGGTCCATCGCCTCGCCGTAAAACATCTGGGAGATCCAGCGCGAAGTGTCTACAGTTTTTTTAAACTGCAAAACGACATGCTTTAGTTCCTCTGGAACGGCGCGGAAACGATCCGCCGCGACGTTGATCGCGAGAAGGTGTTTCGGATGTGATACTCCGAAGTATCTCATCGCGCGCGCCTCGTCGGATCCGGAACGGTTTCCGACAGGTCCTTGACCGCCGCCGCCGCCGTTGGCTAGCCATGACGTTTTCTCATCCTCAAGCGCCTTAACCTTGGACTCAGCGGCCTCGGTTCGGGTCTTGAGGGCCTTCGTCTCCTGGAGTACGTTCTCCAGATCAGACTTTGTCAGCATTGACATCCCTCCTTAGATTAACTCACGGAAACACCATGTCCCCGCTTTAAAGACCGCCGCGGTTTATAAACCGAGACGCTTGAGCCGTTCGCCAGTGGACGAGTGAGCCGTTCGAATCTGAGACATAAGTCCCTTCATCTGGTCATCTTCACTCGTCAGGTCCTCGTTTACATCCTCGGCCTGACTATTCAAGAGAATCTGGCCGAGTTTTTTCACTTCTTCGATCAAGGTTCCTAACATCGTGTTAGTCGTCTTCATGTGTTCCAGATACGGATTGTCATCTGGAGGAGTGGCCGCGTCCCCGGACGGAAGGGCGGCCTTCTTCTTGGGTTCTTCTTCCATGGCGGGATCAGCGTCCTTCGGTGTTTCGACTGGCGCCTCACTCGCGGCGGCCTTCGGCGGACAGACCATCGCCAGAACTCCCTGACCCAGGTCGACCTTGACGCCAGCGGCCGCGTTACATTCGTCGGGACTGAGTTGTTCGAAGACCCAGTCGGTTTCCGACTCGGTCATCTTGTCGGCCTTATAGCCATGTTGCTCGACCATGCCCGCGGCCGACTCGGCGTCCGCGAACATCTCCTTGGGAACGGCGATCGACTGAACGACCATCGTCTGATCACCGGCGGCCTTCGAATTGTCGCATGGTTTTTTCGGGTCTTCCTTGGGATCCATCTTAACCTCCTCCCTCGCCTTCTCAAGGGCGGCCAGGCCGATCTGGCCGACGCTGGTGAGAAGTTTTAATTCGATTTTTAAGGTCTCTGACAGGGCTTTTAAAACGACAGGACTGGGACCGATCACCTTCCCGGAGATGATATCCTCGACGACACTCGCCTTGATCGCGCCAGCGGCGGCGACGTAATCGACGACCTTCTTCAGATCGAAGTTGCCCTTCTCCTGGAGGTCCGCGATACGCTGGACCAGGAGGGCGGCGAGGAACTTCTTCTCCTTGATCAGTGTCGCCTTCTTGGCGAACGACAGAAACCAGCGCGCCGCCAGCGGCGAGACTCCAGATCCCAAGCGTTTCGCGGCGAGACTGAACGTCGAGTCCTGGTTCATCGGGATCGGAACGATCGAGGTCTCGATCAGTTCCGCCTTCGTTATGATCATCGTGTCGCCGTCCTTCGTGTCCTCCTGGGGATCGAACCCGACGCTGAACGTCTTTAGGATACCTTCCTCGACCAGGTCGCGAACGGCCGTGATCTTCTCGGTCTGGGAGTTCGACAACAGTATCTTCGTGTACAGGCCGTCGTCTCGCGCCTCGATGACGGTCGTCTTACCAATCGGCAAAAAACCGAACGCGGGATCGTGACCGTGATCGAACAAGACGACTGGGTTCTTCTTGTAATTGTCGAGGTTCCATCCCTTCGGGTCGATGCGTTCCTTCGCCCGGTCGACCGTGTTCGGGTTAGCGAACCCTTCGATCGTAATGTTCTTCCCGTTTTTATTCTTGACCTCGAAGTCGAAGACCAGTCTTTTCATGATTCGAACTCCTTCATCTGATCTTCTGGGAGGACGATCATCGTGCATCGACAGTTTATAGTCGACTCCGCCTTCCCCGCCGTGTCCCTTGGATACATTAACTTATCATTATTCCTGGGATCGACGAACGGTTTATCATGATCCTCGACCTGGCGGTCGAGTCCGAAGTGATCGGCCTTCGAATCTGGATACAGTCCGCCGTCCTTACCGCGGACTCTGTCGTCCAGAGTTGAGACCCACATTTTTTTAAGGTTCGGGATGAACTTCGCGGCGTCGTCCATCATCGCGGCCTGGCCGATCGAGGAGGCGACCATGGTCTCCGTTCGAACGATGGTCTCGGCGCGGCGGTTTACGTCTTCAAGTTTCGAGAAGGTTGGTTCAGCGACGATCGACCGAACGATCTCGTCGACGGTCATCTGTTCCTTGATCCCTCTCTCGACGATCGACATGACCTTCTCGGTCGTCGTCTCGGAGATATTGGCGAACGTCTCCAGGGACCGTTCCTCAAGGACGTCGCGGCGACCTTGTTCGTTCTTCGAGCGAACAACGTCCAGTTGTTCCATGTTCGGTAACTTGAACGGGAGAGACAGGGCGATGTCATAACCGACTTCGACCGTCGACTCGAACGCGGCGACCTGGGCGTTTATCCATTTTTCTTCGAAGTTATTCTTCTTGGTTATGTCGGCCAGTATGCGCCGGAGTTGCGCTCTGGAGATCTTCCTCTCCGCGGCCTTCTCAGACAGGGCGGTCTTGACCGCCTTGATCATCGACGTCGTCATGTCCGACAGAGTCTCAAGGACGAACGGCGTGAAGTCTTCGGCGCCCTTCTTCATGAGGTCGGCCGTCATGTTGCGGCGTTCTTGCCACCATGCGTTATTCGGCGCCTTCTCCAGGCGAGAGGCGAAGGACTCCCTGTCCCCCGATGGCGCGTCATCCTTAACGTCGACCGCCTCTCCGGACCGAAGAACTTCGGCGGCCTTGAGAGGCGCCTCCGTGACTGGGTTCGCGTCTGTTGGGTTCGTCAGTCCGGCCTTCCCTAAGATCGCCTCGGCGTCTTGTTGGGAGACGGCGAACGAGACTCGGATGATGTTGACCGCGGCCTGGTGTTCGAGTTCTCCGGCCGCCTCCGCCTGAACGATCTGGATCAAGGCCTGAACCTGGGCGCCGTTGAGTGACTGGGTCGGCGATGTGAGTTGATTCGCGGCCGCCTCGGCGGATGTGTTTCCACCGGCCGCGGGCGCTGGCGCCGCTGGCGCCGCTGGCGCCGCTGGCGATATTGGCGATATTGGCGCTGGTCCGAACATCGAGACGGGCGCCTGGCCGAGGACCGCGTCCCCGCCTGGGACTGGCGACAGGTCGTACAACTTCGCGCGGATCTCGTTTAGTGTATGGGTCTTGAGAAGTTTCTCAGCCAAAACGGCCTTGTCGACCTGGTTTTCTTGAAGGGCGTCGATGTCGTCGGTGACGAATTCGAGGAAGTATCCTTCTCCCAGTTTAGGCTGGAAGTGTTTCGTCATCGCGCCAGCGATCATTCTCATCGTTGGCTTGAGGGTCGAAGACCAGAAGTTTTTCAGACTGGTCTTGTACTCCTCCGACCCGAGTGATCCGCCAGTCTGAAGTCCGACCTCATGAGGCGGGACCTTAAGTAAGGCGAGGATCGTCTCGCGGTTTTTATCCAGGTACGTCGATAACTGTTGATCGGCGAGAGAGTGACTGACTTCCTTCGCCTTGACGCCCTTCGGGAGGACAAGGGTACGGCGCTGGTTACGGCGTCCAGTGTACGCCATCTCGAACGACCGAAGGAGACGAAGGGCGTTTTGCTCGTTCGCCGAGTCTTCCATCTCCAGGGCGAGACCTGGAGTCGCGCCCTTCAAATAGAAGTTGTTTAGGTACTCGGACGAGTAGCGGTTAAAGGCTATCGATCGATTGCCTGGGATGAACGGCGACAGTCCCCAGATCGCGGACGACGGATTCGGCCGACGAACATGACAGACCTGGTCGACGGGGAAGGACGCGACCATCTGTCGCTGGTTCTTCGCGTCGTCGAACCCGGTCATCTGGGTCACTTGATAATTGACGATGGCGCCGACCTGGTCGAACTGAGGAGTGGTCTGTTCGACTGGGATGACGATCATCCTGTCACCGGCCAGGCCGGACCAGATGATCCCGTTACCGATCAAGACCGTGTCGACGACCAGGGAATACATGAACGCATGGTAATCTTGATACTGGTTCGGATTGTCGATCACGTTCTGAAACGGATGGTCCTCGGCTGGTTCGAACGTCGTCTTCCCGTCGTTATTTATTTCCTTGACGACCCGGAGATACTGGTTCGAGATCTTCATCGCGATCAAGTCGACGACGATAAATACCCAGTCCTCCGAGAAGAACAGGGTCTTTAAAGTGTACGCGTCAATGGCGGCGCGAGTCTCAGGAGACCAGAGTCCGGATCCGCCTTCAGAGTCCCCGTCTCGGACGACGTTGAAGTTCTTCTGATCTTCATCCGCGAGGATATGAACAAGGGACTCGTATTCACGAAGGACCTTCGCCTGACCATTATCTTCTTTTACGACCGAGACCGTCATCCGATCGCCTTCCATGGCGGATGTATTTTATTAAGAGTATACTAATCAGTCATCTTCGTCACTCGCAAGATCCCGATAAAACTGTTCCAGGACTCCTGGCTTCTGGTTCGGCATGTCTTCGAGGAACTTGATCTGATAGTCGCGTTCTCCGTAATCGATCAGGGCGGTGTTCATAAGCATAAGGGCGGCGATCGTGTCGTCGTGTTTACCTGACGGCGCCGAATAAATCGGCGTCCCCAGAGCGTTCGTCGTCACATCGAAGGCGTCGAGTTCCCCCAGGAGGACGTTCCATCGCGGAATATAAAGTTCCCCCGTCTTCTCAAACGAGGTCATTAGTTTAGTAACCATCTCCGACTTCGACGGATTCGTGAAGACAATCCCTTCATAAGGCAGATTCGTCTGGGCGAGTTGATCGTCGATGGCGGACCCGACCCCCGTCTTGTCGTGACGAATTGTCAAGACCGACTTGAACTTCCTGCTAAATAAAATAAGGCGGCGGATCGCCTCAGTATACGGGACCTTATGGAACCGTTCAAGGCCGATCACTCGACGAGTCTTGACATCGGCCGCGATGAAGACCGTCCAGTCGACCGTCTTCGCCCAGTCGACGCCGATCACGACGTCGGCCTCGGCAGCCTGGTCGTCGACCCAGAACTGGCGTTCGCCATATAGATGATCCAGTTCAGGACCGAACTGGCGGTCCCTGAACCCGGTAAAAATTTGCCCATCTGAAACGAACTCAGCCAAATAAAATTGGCGGAACAATCGGTCGGGGATCTCGCGCCTGGCGTCCTCTATTACCTTCTTCGAGATATAGGGATTGTCAGATGTCGGTGCATGAATGAAAATCTTCTCTGGGGGGACGCCGTTTTTCAACGACCATTCCATGTGTTCCTTCGCCTCCATACATCCTGTATGGAACCAGTTCTTCCCCTGGGGGTAACTTATGTACATATGTGGACCCTGGGTCCTGGTCGTCGTCGTACGGGCGGACGCTCGAACTTCCGGTTTCATCTTCGCTGCCTCGTCAAAAACGTAACCGTTTACCGCCGCGCCTTCCAGAGATCCCGGATTCTGGGCGTGCCAGAACTCGAACGTGACGTCGACCGCTGGGATCTTGAAGGTCAAGTCGGCTAGGTTCTGTTTTCTGTGAGGTTCTGGCGGGAGGATCTTCGGGAAATAATCTTCCATCGCGATCCGCGCCTGGTCATGAATCGGCGCGACCCAGCGCCATTTGGTTCCAGGGCGGTCGACTCCGCCGACGATCATCGCTCCGGAACCTGCTAAAGTTTTTCCCCATTTTGTCCCGCACGCGATCCAGATCTCACGGATCGCCGGGATCTTGAACGCCGTCATCGCGAGGCGCTGTTTCTTCGAGTGAGGATCCGGAGGCGAGAGAATGATCTCCTGGTCGACTGGTCGTTCCATACAGGCGTTCCATCTCTCTCTGGTTCTTCTTGATCGTCGGCCGCCGCGGGAAGAACGACTCCTGTTTATCGAACTGGGTCAGCGACTCGCCGTCCTTCATTCTCGCGATCAGGTCGGCGTTCTTCTCTCGGCGCCTGTCTTCATCGTTCGGCATACGCCTCGCCCAGGTCATGGAGGCCGTTGGGACGAGCGGTCCATTTACCGTCTTCGAAGAAGGTATGAATCTTCCCGCGGAGGATCTCATGACCGTTCACGGTCTTCTCGATGTGTCCCTTGTATAAGAATATCGGGCGGCCGTCGCTGTCTTCAGCGCGATCCCTCTCCAGGATCTTGATCACGTTCCCCGCCTGGGAGATATACTTCTTCCCGACCTCGATCATCTGTCGCCCTCCTGGTCACGTTGATTGACTTAGGACAGGTTACACCTATAACGATGTGTCGGCCAGACTTCCGGACGATCCGGATGACGACGTCTTCTCCGATCCGGATCTCGTCGCCGATCTCAAGTCCCAGGCATAACATGCTTGTCAGTTCCTCGCGGACTTAGGAAGACACTCGTCACATCCGCGACACTTCATGGCGACGGGGATTCCGTGATCGGTTCGGAAGGTGATCCAACCGTTGCCAGAACATCCGTGATCGCTAGGACGTCCCAGTCGTGCGGGACAATCAAGACCTGTAACTTCGTTCCTGTCTGTTTCTGCCATGAACTGATCGCCTCCCTGGCCTTTCGAATATATGTCTCGTTCTTCGGATACCGCGGCCGAATGATCACGACGCCTTGGTCGTCGATCGTAATCTTGTTCATGTGTTTATCAAGGACCAGCGGTTCATTCACGACTGACGCTCCGTTCCGGTATTCATTTGACCGCCTTCAGTGTTCGAGATGGTTCCCTATGTAAGCAGTCAAGTCTCAGCATAAAGCGGAAGTCTCCGTTTTTTTCTCGTCCCCCCATCGATTGACACTTCTTCGCGATGGCGCCCTTCGCCAGGCGCGTGAACATCTGGTCGAACAAGATCTCTTGATCGACGCCAGTCATGTCGTCCTCGGAGAGAACCGTCTCGATCACGTTCGTCGAGATCCATCGGTCGATCCAGTTTTGAATTTTATGGCGAGAGCGTTCGTCGTACAAGACGAACGACTCACGAAGTTCGGTAATGGCGGGATGATCA